GGTAGATGCTGTGGTCGTCCACGGTATAGTGCCAGCTCACCGGAGCCGCCTGGGCGGAGCTGCCCCGCAGATACGCCGCGTGGGCCGCCGCGTCGGCGCCCTTAGCAAAGTTCCCGGTCTCGTGGATGGTGATATAGGTGTCCGGATTGCTTCCGCCCGGCCGGTTGTCGGCTCCGGCCGGCAGGAACTCCTGAATGATCCGCAGTCCCGTATCGGTCACCAGGTCCTCGTCTGCGGCCTCCACGGGCCGCAGGTGGTCCATGGACACCCAGCCCCGGTCCGTCTGCCCCCAGCCGTCCCGGGCGGCCTGGACGGCCACCACGGCGCCGTAGGAATAGCCTCCCAGCTTGTCAAAGGATGTGCCCGGCCCCTTGCGGATATTGAGGCCGCTTTGGGCCGTCACCACATACTGCCCGCCGGTGGTGTCAGGTTCGGACACATCGTCCGCCAAGTGGACCACGAGATAGTAGGGGATCACCCGGTCCGCGTCACAAACAAAGCCATTGCCCGCCCGGTCCCGGTAGCACACGGACCCGCCGCCGTCCAGCATCACCGCACTGTCCCAGCCGGCGGCCGCCAGCACGTCCCGCAGCTCCTCCGGGGTGTAGGGCGTCTGGGTGACGAGATAGGCAAACCGCCCCTCCTTTGTGCCGATGGCCTGGCGGGGCCGCCTGCCGCCCATGTCCGGCTGATAGTGGGGCGCCGCCAGCGGCTCCCCCTCCACGACGAGGGCCACGCACTCCACATAGTTGTCCGCCTCACAGGGCAGCCACTCCATGGCATAGTCCTGCGCGTCGGCCCCCCATGCCATGCCCCACACGTGGTAGTCCGGCGCGCCGTACACCACGCCGTCTCCCTTCAGGTGGCAGCAGGCGGACAGGTCGCTGAGGAAGATCGGCCCGCCGAATACAAAGCTGCCGCCGGTCTCCTGCAGGATTTTGTCCAGCTCCGTCTCCCGGTACCGCTTGATGTTGTTGTAGATCTGCACCCGCCGGATCTTATTCAGCGGGTGGGTTGCCGCAAACTGCATAGATTTCCTCCTTATCGACAGCGGCAGGCAGGATTGTCCCGCCTGCCGCTCCATATTAGCCCTCCGGTTCCACCAGGGTGTCGCCCTTCAACTGGTACTTGTGGCCGGCGATGTAGACCAGAGCATATTCCTCGCCCATGTTGACATCCACAGTCTTGCCGTTCACCACATGGACCTTCTCCATGCAGCCCACGCCGTGGTCCATCAGGCCATAGCCGTTGGCCTCGTCCGGCGTCACGCCCACACGGGTCTCCGCCAGCTCCTCCGGGGTAATCACATTCCGGTTGGGGTCCAGGTACAGGTCGCTGTCCGCTTCCTTCAGCGCCTCATTCGCCTCGGGCAGGGTCATTTCGCCAGTGGTGTACTTGTTCAGGATTTCGTTGGTAGTCATAAGTAAGCTCCTTTCAAATATCCGGCTTGACCGCCGGTTTCTAATGATGTAAGATGCAGGTGTGCCCCTCCTTATTGACATGTTTTTGCTCTATTTCCATGTCGGGCACACTGCGGCGTCCCTCCCCCAGGGACGCCGCTCTTTTTATTCCCCGCTGTCCTTGGAATCTTCTCCGCCGCTCTCGCCGGCGATGCTCTCCCCGGCGGCGTCGACGGCGTTTTTGCCGATTTCCAAAATATTGCACAGCCAGGAGGGCACCGGCGCCCCGAAGGTGACGGCGTGCTCCGCCAGGGAGCCCAGCTCCCCGATGATGTACCAGACGATCACCAGCGGCGCCAGCAGGACGGAATAATCAAAGGGCAAGGACACCGCCGGGATATGCCCCAGGATGCTCCCGATCAGCCAGTCCGCCACCAGGGCAATACACACCACTAGGATCATCCCGCCCTTGTGCCAGGCGCCCTCCCGCATCTTGGCGCTGGACCAGCGCCCCTCCTTGGCTGCCGCCGCGCTGCCGATCAGCCAGTCCGCCAGCATCAGCAGCACCCAGGCGATCACCAGCCACCCGAACCAGCCCCACAGGGCCGTCATGGTAGCCACCGCCGCCGCGATGGCGGCCTTTACCGTGGTTACAGTCGTTTCATTCATGGTCGTTCTCCTTTCGGTCAATGGTTAACTGATATATGTTTTTCATCTTGCTCCCCCAGCTCTCTTCTCCTCGCAAAGCAAGAAAGCATCCAATGGAAACCCCTACTCCCCGAAAAACAGGCCAAGTAACCCTGCAAAAATAGAAATCCCACAAAAACACTTTCTTTTTATTGGATAAGTTGGTATAATGATAACAATTTTGAAGAGGAGGGGATTTCTTTGGAAGAACTTGCTTTAAAAATTGATACATTAACTCAGCTGTACACGCAAATCGAAAGCCATCTATCAGACTCTATTACCTGGTTTTTAACCGTATTTTTTGGTGCAATCACCGTCATTGTCTTGGCCTTAGTTTTTCTGGTGAAAACTTCTATTCAGCGTGGCGTTGACAAAGCATCCAATGGATTAGATGAAAAACTGGACAAATTGCAAGGACAAATTGACGAGTCCATTCAAAAGCAAAAGGCCTTTGATAGTTTTTATGAGGGTTACCGCATTATTGATGGTGAGCGAGAATATTTTGCGCCTCCCATGACTCTAGGCATTCCATATCGCACAACAGAAAAGTTCTTTGGAAATCGACCAGTTTATACGATATTGGTTGCTATTGGGGCACTTCCGGATCAATCGCAAAAAACCATTGATTGTTCTCTTGAGGATGTAGATGTAGATGTAGTTGTCCGATCTTCTGTCATTTGTAGTGGAACAAATGATATTTCTTTACAAAGGGTAGAACCATTCAATGGTGGGATAAGAACTACAATCAAAAATGAAAAGCATTATTTGAACGCAGAAGATATTCCGCACGCCTACGTCCAGGTATGGTATACGCGATCCACCCGAAAAGAAACGGAAAAGTAAATCCCAGAGGCCGGTCATTCCGGCCTCTTTTTATCAGATAGCACGGCCTCCATCACCGACTTCGCCGGAGGTCTACGATTGATCTCTGTCGCCAGCTGGTATTTGATGATCTTCATGTGCCCTCCTTCCAGTATTTCAAGAATAAGGTGAAGTTTAATCCGACTGTACGGCCAGACCCGACCGAAATTGCGAACTTCCCATTCCCGTTCTGTGTAAACAGGCCAAGATAGTTTGATGCGTCGAAAACAGATTCTCCAAAAAGCCCTGGAATTTGCGTTCCGTTGTCCAATACGCCATAGCAATCCAGCATCTTTACCCGTCCACTGGTATCTGGGATTTGGACGTCAATCGTCTTTGACGAGCTGTCCGGGAACGCCCCGCCGTTCACGGCCATCACAAAAACAGGTTTGCCGTTGTACCGCTCAGTGGTGCGGTACTCGACGCCCAACTGCATGGGCGGATGCTCCCACTCAAACGGCATCCACACTGCTGGACTCGACGATGAGGGATACCGTTGCTTGAACATCCGCCATCCGCACAGCCCCGCGTCTGCACTGCCGATATTGGATAGCACTGCATAGTTGGCGTCACCCTTATATAAGAGCGATATCGTAGTACCCGCTTTGCCGTACACCGCAGGCGGATAAGCCAGCACCAGTTTTGCGGTCTTGTTAGGCATCCCGTCCAGTACGGTGTCTACCTTGGCGCAGTATGTCTCATAGGATTCTTCCGCGCTGGTAGTTTCAATGCTCTGCACCGCATCCCCAAAGCCAAACCCAGCGGGTGCCTTATTGGACAAAGCCGCCGCAACGGTCTCCGCCTCCGGCTCTCCGCTCACCGGGATCTGTGTGGCGTTGTAGTCCCCGGACTGGGGCAACACCGCCCCGGTCCGGCCATTGAAGGAGGCCACACCGCCCGCCAATCCTTCAGATACTTTTTTGACAGCCGCATCAATTTCCTCTCCACTGTATGCACTGGTGTAATACTCGGTAGGTGGGGCCGTGATTGCTGCCATCTGCTGTTCGAGTTCAGCAACTTTTGCAGCGAGTTCTTCAATTGTTGCCATTTGTGCCTCCTCACGTAATGAATCTTCTGCCATGCTTGTCTAAAAACCATTTTGTGTCCGATGTTACCAGAGGCCCACGCTCCAACGGGACGCGGCGGCTGATATATAGGATGATGCAGCCATCCCCGCCAGGGCCACCAGTACCGCCATTACCGCCGATTCCCCCGGTTCCGGCGGTGATTGATACCGTGTAATCCGAGGAATCTGTGGAGCCAACGGCAAGCCCTCCTGAGCTGGCGCCACCGCCGCCATAACCGCCGCGTCCGCCTTTGCCATACTGGGCAGGCTTTTTGGGCGTCAAGGTTGGTGTCGCGCCATTTACACCAGATGCAGCAGTAGCCTTAATTGATGAAGATCGTACAGACACCGATGCATCGGGTCCGGGGCCATTACCATTTTTACCGGCAGCTGCACCTGCACCTAAACCTCGGCTATACCAAATGTAGGCGCCGTCATTCTCTCGCGTCTTCATAGCGACACGTTCTGGATCATCCGGGTCAGTTTCGGTCAAGCCTCCGTTCCAGATATTTCCGTCCTCATCGGTAACGTTTTCAGCTGGGTCAAAGAGCTGGACAGTATCACTGTTGATGGTTGTGACTGTGGCCGCCTTTCCTGCGCCTTTGCCTCCGGGGATTCCCTGGTCACCGATTCCTCCGTATT